TCTAATAATGTTTCTGGGTCTAACTGTAAATTCTCGATTACATTTATGGCATCTAACTAATATTGGTGTATCTGAATCTTTATAGCTACCCAGCACATCGTATCTATTATTAGAAACCCTCTTTAATTCATCTTCAAAAGACTTTTGGTCTTGCATCTTAACAGGGGCATATTTAGTTTCTGATTTTACTTGAGGTAATTCATATTCAGTATCTTTATAAAGCTTAATAATAGTATCTAATTTTGCTGAACCAATCCCATATTTAGTGCAAACATCCTTATTAGACATAGTTCTTGAATCTTTATAAATCTGATATATGGGTAAGTAAAAGTTTCCTCTGTTGATTTCCTCTGGAACTTGTAGAGCACCTAGGTAGGTCTTCAACGATACCAATATTTCATCTAAGTTCAAATTGTCAATATAAACTAAATGTTCCTTAATATACTCTACATACTTCTTCTTCCATAAATCTCTTTGATGGTAACTTTCAGAATAATATCTATTATCTGTATCATAGTGCTGTCTCCCCTGAAACTCAATAAATACTTTATACTTCGGAATATAGAAATCAAAAAGTACCCAATTCCCTGTATCAGTATTAGGAATACTATACTGATATTCAAACTCGATATTATTATAACTTAGTAGTTCAAAAATAACTTGTTCTCCTTGACTAGAAGTGAACATCTTACAATGTACACAGGTGCCATACTGATATAATTGCCCAGCTAAAGTTGTTTCCTCCATCTTACACTGAGTACATAAAACAGTTACCTTGTTGTGCATGCCTTTATAATCAGATTTCAAAATAAATCTTTTTCCATATTTAGCCTCTAGAACTTCTTGGAATTTATCATTGTCATACTGATTACCTTCACAGTAAGGACAAATAGGATTAAGTAAAAAGTGCTCGATACTTCTGTCAGTAGTTACTCGATTACATTGTAGACACTTAAAATTAGCCTTTCCCTTTAATCGAGCATCTGTTACATCAAAGACCATTGTTGATGTCTTTTCTTGTAATCTATGTTTTAACTCTTCAAATGTTAATCTCTTCATAATATAGAACTCCTTATATTTATTTAATATATTATCTTCTCTAACTATATCATGATAAACAAAAAATGTCAACCAAGTTAGCTGACATTTAATGTGTAGAGTTAATTACATATTTTTAACTGCTGAAGACGTCAAGTACCAAATGTGTTAACACTAAGCCGTCTGTTAGTAATATTTCTTTACTAAGGTATCTCTTAGTGGTCTATCTATTCAGATAGGCTCTCATGCTTTCACATGAAGTTCAGACTATATCTTCACCCCTATAGGGTGTTCTGTACTGCCCGACACTTGTCGGTACCTAGTCGTTGAACCTTCCTCTCCTGTTACCAGAGAGGCTCGGATGCTGATTGTCCATTGTTTGTACTACTTAGGCTTTACACCATATAGCATCTACTCACTTTTTTCTGCATTTCGCTCTATCATAGTCAATTACTTAACTATTGTAGCAGAGTAGCTTTAGGAGTTTCCAGCAATTCTCAGAAATTTGTCATAACCTATTGCTAGATTACGTCTCATAATTACTTAGATAAAGCAATCGTTTAAGAACGTGGAGTCTTCAGTTACTATTTCATTAGCTCTATAACCTTCATTATAGTTGTCAATTGAACAACCACGATAGGCAATCATTACTTCTTTTGTTAAATTATCCAACGTAACAATATCCATAATGTCTACCTTAAGAACTTCTTCCCCTAATGCGGCGAAACCTAAAGTTGCAAGAGATTCCTTCTTCATTAAGAACCGTGATAAGCTTACACGACCTGTATATTTTAAGTATACATGTTCTTGTGGCATAATTGAGCCAATTTCATAAATACCTTCTGTACCGAATGAGCGTTCAGCACTTAAACTTTGCGCCCGTCCGATAGGGGTATTTTCAATCATAAGGAAGATTGTATTACCTGTTTGCACTGATTGATTAAATACACTTGCCATATGTTAATACCTCCTTATCTATAAATTCCTAGTGATGAGTCATGTTCAATAGCATTTCCACTTGTGTATGTTGTACTTGTATCTGTACCACTAATGTAGTTTTCATAAGCACCTTCAACATAAATGTAATCTAATGTTTGGCTTGGCATTACAGTAAATGAAATGCTTGCTACATTACCATTAATAACAACAGTAATATCTTCTGCATTAAAGTCTACAATAGAACCTGCTCGCTTCTTGTTTCCTAAGAAGCTTTCCACGAAACTTTTCAGCACTGTAGCGCTAGTAATTTGAATATTGGTACCAATAAAACGTTTTTCTAATTCAAAACGTAAGTCATCGAATAAGAAGTCTGTTTCTTCACCTAAGCTAATACGAGATTTAACTGGTTCATTAGTTGAGTTATAGGTAGTAACATCTTGAACAAAACGGAATCCAGATACTTGACCACGGTTCGTTAAACGTTCTAAGGCAATTACCCCATTAGAGTTTAATTTATTTAAATCAGCACCTGTAAAGTTTTGGTCTAAACTAGTAACTTCTACATACTTATTAGTTAAGGCACCACCAATTTGTAGCCCTGATTGGACACCACTTGCTAATGCCGCCATCATATACCCTTTAAGGTGTAATGAAGCACCTGTAGAAACATCGTTGAAGTAACCTGAGTTACCAATCAATGCCACACGTGGGTCTTTTAGTTGTGATTGACGAACAATGGATTGGGTAATTGATTCATTATAGCCACCACCAACAAATGCCCGCATATTATGTCCTTGTACATTTTGGTCACTAATGAATGCTCTTGTTTCTGCATGCACGCTTGAACTTTCTGATAAAGGAACAATGTAATAAGCATCTGTTTGAGCTAAGTATTGTAACTTGTTAGCCCATGAAATAGGGACAGTACCAGTTGAACCACCTGTTAGATAAGTCATTTCAAACCCATCGGCACTTAAACTCTTATTCAAGTTTACAGAAGCAGTTACATAAGTGTCATAAGTTAACTTGTCTCCAATATCCCCTAAGTTAGCCGTAATAACTGCTCCAGTAAATTCTTCTGTTACTTTAGGAGCAACTGGGCTATCTTCTTTAACTGTTGTTGTACTTGTTGTTGTAGTACTTGTAGTTGTTGTAGTACTTGTAGTTGTTGTTTCTTTGATAACCTTAATATTAGCATCTTTTACTTCGTCTAAATATTTAGAGAAGAGAGCACTATTAGCACCACTAGGCATAATTTCAGCATAGAAATCAGGTATTAACTGGATGTCTTGCATAACGTCTGCAATCCGTGAATAGATAGGTAATGTCAAATCGTATGACTTAGCTACTGATAATGAGTCAACCGTATCCCCTAATTTAATTATAAACTTAGTTGCTGTACCATCTTCTGCTTTTTCAACTGAATATGTGGCAACTGCCTTTTCACCAGTGTATGATAGTTTAAACAATTGCCCTAAGTTATCATACACTTGCTTGTAACTTGCTGTAGGGTAGTCAACTGTTAACCGATAAGCGTTGTTAATAGGATTACGGTCTAGTTTTACACCAATCTTATTAGCATTATCACCATAGACTAGTGAAGTAAACTTAACTGCTCCTAAGTCTAATGAAGCAGGTTTAGCATCTTCTGAACGAACAGCATATACTTTACCCCCACCGTTAGTTCCTGAAAATTGTTGTTGGCTACTTGGGTTCCAAATAACTGATAACGCATCTAGCAATTCACCAGATTGAAAGATAGACTTAGCTTGAATCATGTTCGTTACTTCGTATACCTTATTTGGGTTACCATCAGTGGCTGAACCAATAATAGCAATATTCTTATCTGAATCTGTTGAACTACCCCGTAGTGCATCCGCATTATAGCTAGTTTCAACATGAGGACGAGTCCCCATATTTTGCTTTGGATAAATTCTTTCAATATCTACCATTTAGGATAAATCCTCCTTATTTAATCTATTCACCTAAGTACTTACGTAGATAGGGAACAAAACCGCGTTCATTTTCCATATAAAACTTATCAATAGCGCGCATATATTCAATAAAACCTTGTTGCTTTGTCATGTCCAATTGAGGGTAGGTTGACTCAGCAGACTTTACGAACTCTA